GTAAGGGGGGCGACTTGTGCTGGCGAGCCAGCACGTTCTCTTCATCACTCGGCCAAATAGCGGAGCAACAAAGTGTGACCTCTAGAACCAGACAAACTGGTTCCGTTGTCATGGGCAATCAAACGTATACGACTACCAAGTTCAACGGTAGTGTTACGGTCCAGGACCTCGGCCAGTCATCGTTTTTAAGTGTTGGGGAGCAAAAAGTAACGACAGACGTCGTAACTCCCAAGTTTCATACACGCGTTGCGCGTGGTGAGATTATAAACAACCCTTTTCTATCGGTGACTGATAGGGGACTACACACATGGACTGGTCACGGTATCGCGACCAATTCAGGAAGTGGCAGTACGATCAAGGATCGAGACTACAGCCATTTCTATAATACGCTAAACCACTTCCCAGGAAGCCCTTGGGGCAAACTGGAAGAGATGGACACCGTCATGAGAGAGGTGTGCACATCAGCCGCGGCGAACGTCGACAGCGACGACGTCGATGGGTGGGTCGAGACAGGAGAAGGCCGCGAAACGATCAAACTTTTCGATCGTGACAACTACCGTCTACGCACTAAGTTGGAACAACAGTACCGATTCCTTCGCAAGAAGGGGTATGCACTGCCAACTGACAAGCGGACAAGGATGCTTCTCAATGCATCTGCGGCGGTAGTAGCGGCTTCGTCAGAAATGGCGAATGCCTGGTTGATGTACCGTTATGGTATAGCACCCGGGATACGACTTCTGAACGACACACTCGTGAAGGGGACTAGCATAAGGACACGCAGGCGAACAGCCCGTGCGTCCCAAGTAGTGCAGAATGACTGGGTTGAGAACTTCCCAGGGGGTGGATATTACCACCCGGATGCGGTTGTGACCGTTTACGGAAATGCCAGTGCCGCCGTTCGTGCAGGTATCCTGTACGAGTATCGGAGCTTCAGCAATAAGTACGGTTTCAACTTGGACGACCTACCTGAAGGTTTCTGGAACATATGTCCCTGGACCTTTGTGGTAGATTGGTTCGTCAACGCCGGTGATTTCATCGGCGCGCTCACTCCTAAGCTGCACACAGTGCGTCTCGCGACTTGGCGAGGTTACCATGCGGAAATAACCCGTACCGCGACGATAAGTCCCGGTCCGGTCCGTGCTGGTTATACCGTAACCAAGGACTGTAGTGGTGGCACTTCGGTGCACATCAAGACAGTGAAGCGTAGAGTACCAGGGATCCTTTCTCCGAAGCTTCTCGCTCGTGAGAGCGGTATACGGGAGGTCTTACGATCTCCTAAGGTCGGCGACGCGTTAGCGTTGTCGTTCCAGCTTTTGAAGAGGGTACTCCTGATGAAGCCTCCTATCCGAAGGGGTAGGGTGCCTGTACGCTACATAGGCCAATAACGTCCGAAATCCTACGCAAGTAGGTGGAAGTAACTATGACCGTAACCGTCAACACGAGGGCATATGCCTTCGACTCCAACCCCACGCCCGACATCGGGCGTCACGTGGGGCCGGCGCAGACCTTCGAGGCCAAGGACTACCTTGACCTGGCTCGGACTGCTCCCAAGCCCACCGCGACGTTCCGGGGTGTGGCGCGCTCGAGAGCGAAATTCGTGCGCACCGTCACTTTGGATGATGGCACCAAAGCCGACGCCCTCGTCGAGGTCAGCTCGAGCCTGCCGGTTGGCATGGCTAAGGCTGACATCGACCTTCTCCGCGATGATACGGGCGATCTGCTCGTTTCGTCCAACGGAGATGATCTGTTCTATAAGCACGACATCAGCCAGTAATGGCCGGTGCCAGGAGACAATTCCTGGAAGAAGGAAGCACTAAACCTCGCCGCCGCGTTAACCGTTCTTACGAAAGTATGCGTGGAGTTAATCTCAACGCTACTCAAGTTTGGGCGTTAGACGCGGTAGTGATGGTCGTCCTCCTCTATTTTGCTTAAGGAGTCAATATATGACTTCAAGAACAGAAATGTCTGGATCTTCAATCACCTCTCTGTGGAGAATGAAATGACTGTGAAACGTGCCTTTGTGGGTAAAGTGGTCCTCTTTGTGTCTGAGGCAGGTGTCGATACCCGGATCCGTGTTGCGGACCGCGCGCAAGCGCAGTACGTGCTACGGCTATGGGAGTCGGGCTGCTTTGGGCTCTTACGAGCATCACAAGTCGCACTCGAGGTTGTTCAGGCCTCGGGTACCCTGTCACCTTTGACTTGCCAGTTATTCGAGAAGAAGACTGGTTCGCCGGGGTGGCGTATTTCGGGTCCCGCAGCGGCACTCCTTGCTGCTAACGAACGGGGCGATGACGCGTCCAGTGCACTACTTGTGTACTGGGAGAGACGCGTCGCACAGTTGCTGGAGACGAAGCTGGCGGCTCTACCGGTCTCGTTGGATGCGCCAAACCCTACCAAGGGAAGCGCAGACGACGAGTTCGCTGAGGCGTTTAACCGTGCTCTTATTAAGGCCACCGATGAGGTGGCACCAAAGGGGCCCGATACAGCCGAAACCCAGGCAGACCTGTAGTCATGACCGGTTCAACATCCAAGCGCAATGCAAGGGTGCTGCCTCGCAAGAAGCAGCAAGTTGATACACGGATTGAATCAGGAGCCTATCCGAGGCTTCTCATGGCTGCAGTTAACCGTGCCCTGGCCTTTGCCGCGGACGAAGACCTTAGAGCTAATTGCAAGCGCCTACAAGGTGCCGTGCGAGCTCGACGGTGGACCGACGCGGTAGAAGCCACTGAGTTGATGGGGACACAGTTGTACCCTAGCGTACTTGATCAGTACGTCAACAACCAGCTTGTCGCACTCCTGAAAAAGTTCCCTTTTACGCCTGAGGAGCTCCCGGGTTTCGACCCGGAGATGGCTGCTTGGAAGAAATTCCTTGCGGCTGAGCATCGCTGTAGGCGGGTGAACCAACGGTCGAGCCTGCTCCGTCATGGAGTGGGCTTCGCGTACGGTGAGTTCCTCACTGATATGCGACGATATATAGCTAAGGTACTCGGCAACAAGCCGGACTTCGCTAAGATCTACGACCTGTGCGACTGGGGCCCGGGGGCAAATGTCGGCGTTACTGGTGATCGCACGAACTTCGCAAGGAAATACCTTGCAGTGCCGTGGACAGTGACGCGTGGCGCGCTCTCGTACGCGACGGAAGCTCTGTGGGCTAACGCCCAGTTTCGACTGGACCTGCTTCCTGTAGGTCCGGGAGAGATCGTGTGCTATGACAGGGAGAAATTCTCTGAAGTAGTGCGGGACTCCGTTGAGTTAGTAACTAATAACAACATCAACTTTGTGCCCAAGACGTACAAGACCTACCGGTCTATTGCGTCAGAACCTCTACTAAACGGGTTCTTACAGAAGGGCGTCGACAAGTTCATGCGTGGCCGTCTGGCCGCGTGGGGACTTGACTTGCGTTACCAGGAGCTTAACCAGCACCTGGCTCGTGAGGGGTCGCTAGGCGGGTTCAACCCGTACGCGACCATCGACCTGTCGGCAGCATCAGACAGTCTGAGTACCGGCATTTGTAAAGTCCTTCTCCCGCCTGCCTGGTTCGAGTTTTTGAACTCTATCAGGTCACATCAGTACGCGTATAAGGGACGTCGTGAGACGTACTCCAAATTCGTATCGATGGGTAACGGGTTCTGTTTTCCGCTCCAAACCTTGGTGTTCGCCGCCGCATGTCACGCGTGTTGCGTTTCGTGTGGCGTCCCGGATGACTTTCGAGTCTACGGGGACGACATCGTGGTGAGACAGTCTCAGGCCTTAATGGTTGTGGAGTTACTCCGCTACCTGGGGTTTCGGACTAATCCCGAGAAGACCTTCATTATTGGTCCTTTCCGGGAGTCGTGCGGGGCGGATTGGCACAGCGGCACGGACATCCGTCCGGTGTATGTGGACGAGAGGATGGAACAAGTCCAAGACCTCTATAAGATCCACAATTCATCCCTGCTTAGGAGCGTTACCGGTGACTTCTTTGAAGGCATCAGAGCGCTCTTGAGGCAGATATGTCCAGAGGACTTGCGGCTTGTAAGGCCGTACCATGGGAGCGCGGACAGCGCTTTCACGGTTCCAATGGATGTAGCGATGAGTTCTCAGCGTGTATGGTGGGATAGAAACCAGCAACATTGGCGGTGGAGCGAATTAAAAACTCGCCCCGTTCCCGACAATGCTCTGTTCTGGGAGTATGACCCTGCCATCTGCAACATGCTGAAGTACTGGGCGGGATTACGGAGCATTGAATGCAACCGGATCCCGTTCGCCGTGCGTCGCAAGACGCTAGTCTCGATCACCCGCAAGGGTGGTTGGGGTCATCCGGGGCACCTCTGCCTCGGGTGATACTAAGCCCCCCCCGGCCTTCGGGCCCGGGGGGATAACTTAGCTGGAGAGGCT